TGCCCAGGGCAGTGGAATATGATTATCCACACCTGGCCGACTATGCAGATTCATCAATCTATTTTATTTTATATCAGAAGGCAGATCCGGACACGGTATTTTCAGCCATTGATACCAGTGAAGTTCAATCCCTGGAAATGGACCTGGTGAAGAAGACCTGGCTATATGATTTCACATGGCGTGAATTTTATGTCACAGCCATCCAGCATGAACAATCATGGCCGGATTCAAACTGGTCATTTGAATCTAATCCAAGCAATGTGGTCAGGGAATATTTCAGGGCACTGCCACCGGCTGGCCTGGACACAACCAATGGAATTGCCATAAAACGGATAAATGTGGGTGAAATTCCGGGATTATGATCAGAATGCCAGAATTCTTGCCGGTATGGGCCACTGTTAAACGATCCTATCCCGGCCATATGAAACCATTAACCATATAAAGAAAGTGGCTTAGAAGGCGAATATGGAAGCCACTTTCAGGAAAGGATCCAAAAAATGGAAAAAATCATCATATCACTGATCACACTGGCCATAATTGTGATATTTTTCTGGCTGCTGGCATCCATCAGGCAGATCCTGGGAAGAATTCTGGATGAATTTCGGAAAGTGAACAATCCAGCACTGCACCCACCATTCCATTTAAACTGCAGATCAAAAACCATTCCGGTCCATGAAAATGAAACTGAAATAACAACAGAAATGGTGGACCGGCTGAAAGGTCCATATATATCATAAAATGGGGCATGACCAGAATATATATCAAAAAACCGGCAGCCATAAAAATGATGAAAAGCAAATCCGGCTGTCCACTATTATGTATAAATATACAATATATATATACTTATACATGGACAACCAGTGGACAAACGGTGGACAAACGCTGGACAAATGGACAACCAGTGGACAATCATGGTCAGGCTGTCCATGCAATGTCCATGGGTTTGGCCAGGTTTAAATTAATTAATATCATATAATTATGTCCTGCTGTGGACAGTGGGACAGTAAAAATGAATATAGGGTGGCCTATGGAAACACCGGAAAATTTGGGAAAAAAGAAATCTGATCATATGGAATATGTAAAAATCACCCAGGCAAAAGTGGCTGAATTGATGGGTGATCATGCTGATCAGATCTTTGAATGGCTGGAAAAAACACATCCGGATGAATACAAGGCCCTGGTCACGGAATGTTTTGTGGATGAAAACTATGCCAGGACCAAAGATCCGGAACAACTGAAAAATGATCTGCGTGCATGGTATAAAAAATGGAAGACATCAATCAAAGAATGGAAAGATCTACATGGAAATAAAAACATATGAAGGATATTTCACCTTCACCCTGGATGACAGGGATTTCAATCAATATTCATATCAAAGGATCCTTCAATTTTTGGCAGCTGTCAAAAGATCAATTCCTGTGGATGGCCGGAATTTTTATGATGCTGAAAAGACCTGGCAGATCCTGGATGAATACAGAAACACATTTCATGAATTAAAGGATCGATATCTGGACAAATCACAAGGGGAATTATTATGAAAAAATTCTTTTATCTGGCAATATTCTTTTTATTTATGGTCCCGGTGATGAATGATATGGAAGACACCCTGGCCTTTCATTATGAAGAATCAGTCTTCAATCCGGGCACAAAGGATGATCCTGATTATACATCATATTTTTATCCAGACTGGAAAAGAAGATATAATATTAAAACAAGATATGTGGATATCTGGAAAAAGGTGCCCTGCCCTGGTGGTGACACATTGATGGTTATAATAGGAACAAATCCTGTCTATGAAATTATATCTGGAAAAACATTTTTTAACATCAGGACCGGGACCTGGGCGATTGATTATTTTCTTGAAATTCCAGCCTTCTTTTTTGATGGATGGCACCTGGCAAAACAATTCAGGTGGTGGATGATTTTCAATTTTGGATGGTTTTTGTGTGTTTATTTTATACTGGAATCAAAGCCAGGAATCCATCCGGCATCAGTTGTCATTGTGCCCAGAAAATTGAAAAAGGAAAGAATCATCAGGAAATGGTCTGCCGGGAAGATCTGGACATATACATATTTTCACTGGCTGATCAAATATGCTGTGATGGTTTACCTGGTGCACATGGCTTTTTTTGGATCACTTTTCACGGTGGATATATAATGGCCGAATTGAAAGATATCCTGGAAGAATTTAAAAAATTCAAACTGGTCAACCAGGACAAAAGGGAATCATCTATCATCAGATATCTGATGAACATCCGGGCATTCTTCAAATGGATCAGGAAGGATGATCCGGACCAGGTCACAATGGAAGATGTCCAAAATTATATCATCCATCTGAAAGTGGACCAGAAAAACAGCGTGAACACCCAAAAGATTAAACAGGCATCCATCCGGATTTTTTATGACTGGTATTCAAAAAGATATCATATGAAGAATCCATGTGAACTGATTGGACCTATCCAGGAAGAAATCAAGATCCCATCTATGTTCACACCGGATGAACTGACAAGGATGGTTTATTCCTGTGATACATCAAAAGCCATAGGAAGAAGGGATGCAGCCATCCTTTGTCTTCTGGCAGACACCGGGATCCGGATCAGTGAATGCCGGGCATTGAATCTGGGCAGCATTCAGATTCATGAAAATAATTTTGCCCTGGTGGTGCCCAGGGTGAAAAGCCGTGAAAGGATGGTGCCCTTTGGATATCTGACAGCAGGCGCAATGGTGGCTGAATTCTTTGCTGCCTATTATCAGGACATTAAATATGTTCAGAACTTCAAAGATAATGATCCACTGTTTGTTCAGTATGGTCCAAAAGACCATGGTGACCGGCTGAATATTGCCGGTCTGAAAGGTGTCATTAGAAGGGCCAGGAAGAATGCCAATATCACAAAGCGGATCACTGCACACAGTTTCCGGCATTTCTTCGGGACCTATTCAGTAATTCATGGCACCAGGGTGGAACAGCTTAGGTTGCTGATGGGCCATGCCTGGCTGGAAACCACAATGCGATATATCCATATTGCTGATGTGATCAGTCCGGAAACTATAAAGCACCGTGGCACCACAGATCTGCAGGCACCGAAACACCAGGTGGGATTTGTGCAGATCTTAAAAAAGGCCAGGGAAAAACTAAACCTGGATGGTGCCAGATGATAATCAATATATGTGGCAGCAGGGCCATGCATGGCCGGTGCAACCATCCACAGTGTATGTTTCACCCTATTACCAGGCATCATGACAGATGTGTGGATCTGGTGGCCAGAAAGGGCAGAAAAAGACCTGTCTGTGATCATGGCAGGAATTGTATTGATGCCTGCATCTATTCATTTAATGATGAAAGGAATGATCAATATGAATTGCTATCTGTGTGACAACCAGGCAGCATCAATCAGATGGTCATCTGATGATGATGATGTGAAGATCTATGTGTGCACCAAGTGCAGGGACCAGGCCATCAGGGTCCTGGAATTCAGTCCACTGGTCCATTGCAGATACTGTGATCAGAAGATTGCATTTGTCAGGACAGAAAACAATAAGACCATGCCGGTGGAACCACAGCCGACACTGGCCGGTGGTACAATCATCAATCACCGTGGCAAAACATTAAAGGATGCAGCACCAGGAATTCTGGGATGGATCCCGCACTTTGCCGTGTGCCCATCATATCCTGGATCCAGAAAGGTGGGCAAAGACCAAATAATATAAAAGATCCCGGATCCGGACAGATCTTTTCTGTGATGGGAACTGAAACGATTCTTACAATAGTATAGTATTAAAAGGATTAAGCACATTGATGCACCGGCACACACCCATCCGAAAAACAGTCATCCACCGAAATCGAAAAACAGACAGAATGGCAGAAAATGTAAAAGTGGGGGACTAAGCAAATCAGTAAGACTATAATAAATAAACACTTAGAGAAATGCCAAAGTGTTATATAATAGCTATTATGTAAACTAAGGGTGGAAGGGGCCTTTGAGTCTTTGGAAGGGGCATGCCTGTTTCTTCCCAGGAAGACAAGGCCACAGGACCTATTCTGAAAAATAAAAAAAAAGAAAGGAATAAATTATGAAACCAGAAGATGAAATCATGACCCAGGTTAAAAAAATATATGCCGATGAAATTGAAAATCCGGATCTGGGATCTGGTTATCACCGGGTAATAAATAAAAGAAGGCCATCCATCTGGTGCTGGATCTTTCACCGGACATGGTGGATCTGGGCACCACAGTGGATCATCCTGCCATCAGGCACATATAAGACACCGGTATATTGCACAAAGTGCGGTGGCTGCTGGCCAGGCTAGGAAGTATCTTTCAAGGGGATTGAATTATGACAAAGACAAAATGGTGTGGCCAGGTCATAAATGAAATTGAACAATCATGGACCAGGGCAAAGGCTGATTATTCTATTATAAATCATCAGTCAATGCTGCTGGTGAAGGATTTTTTAAAGGATATAAGAAAAATCAGGAAAGCATATGAGTCTGAAAACAGATCACATAAAAGAAGATAAATTTTATTCACTGTGTGAAGCTGCCGGGATCCTGGATGTTCATTATAACACCATCCGGTCCCGGATCCGGAAGGGTGTTCTGGCTTACATAAAAGAACCGGAAGGACAATACCGGATCCAGGGTCAATTTTTAATAGACTATCTGCAGCAGCACCATCATACCTGTGACAATACGTGACAAATATTGACATTGGCCTTCTTTTTGGCATATAATATGTGGAATTTAATGCCACCGAAGTCAAAAAATGCCAGTTTTGCCACCACACTGGCCCAGGATAACCATATCAGATCAGGCCAATGGTCTGATATGGGCCTGGACCAGAAAGTGGCTGAAAACTTAAATATGAAGGCCATATGTGACAGAAAAAGAATCAAAACACTTTTTTTGCCCACCCTGCCGGGAATACTTCCGGACCAGCCAGTGGATTGAAGACCAGGAAAAGGGTCCTGTGGCCCATTGTCCTGTCTGTCAGAAGGCTGTCCATGAAGTTCCACATTATTATGCAAATCTGCAAAAAATGTGGGATAATGCAACTGGTCCCACCACATCCACCGGAAAGAAAAGATCATCCCTGAACGGATATAAACACGGATTAAGATCCAGGAAACTTCATTTGATGGCACCGGCCATCACCGGAAAATATCCGGAATGCACCGGCTGCCCATATTTTGAAGAATGCAAATCTGATTTCCAGTATTGCCCTGTCCAATTAGGGCCTGTCATGCAATTTCTGCAGGCATGGGAAAATGGCCAGGTGAATGATTTGAAACAAATCACCGGCATCACACATGCCAGGGTCTTTCAGATCCTGTCAATGTCCCTGCAGCAGATATTTGAAAAGGGCACATTGCAGCCAAAAAAGATCAGCGAAAAAATAAACCAGATCCGGTCAGACGATGATGATGATCCGGAACACAAATATGATCACATTGATGAAAGGACCACTGTCCTGGAATGGCAGGAGAATCCACTGATCAAAAGGATCCCGGAACTGATGAATGTTCTGGGCATGACAGCTGAACAGCAGATGATGACACCGGCCAAAAAACAGGAACAGGACAATATTGAAGGATATCTGCGGGGTGAAGAATCAAAATCAGAAGATCTGAAAGAATTTATGCTGAATCAGAAAAAACAGATGCAGGATCTGAAGGATAAAATATCAACAGCTGTGGATAAAAGATCAGAAGACCGGGCCCTTAAAAATTATGAAAAGCAGAAGGCTGCTGAAAAGGATGAATCATGACAACCAGGGCATCATTGCGTGTGGAAGAAGCTGTCATGAAATTCAAGGGCCAGCCAGCACTTTGGATAAAAGACAAGACCGGAAAGACAGCAGATCCATGGCAGGTGGTGGCCATGGAAGTGATCAAAGAACATCCCAAAGTTCTGCAGGTGTGGCCACCCAGATTTGGGAAGACCTGGGATATGGAAGCTGTCTGCTTAGAAGAAGTGGCCACAAATCCATATGAACGTGAAATGATTTTTGGTCCTGTCCAGAAGCAGGCAAACAATGCCCTGAAAGAACAACTGGAATTCATTGAAATATCTGAAATCCTGTCTGCCTGGATTGCGACCAGAAGGGGAAAAAGGCAGATCAGTGAAACAAAGTATGAATTCATAAACCGGTCCGGTGCTGAAACATTTGGAATCAGATCTAATTTTGATAGTGAAAACGCAACCATATTGCGTGGTGAAGAATGGGATGACATGGATCTGGAAATCTGGACAAACAGAGTGATTCAACGTGGTGGCCGGAAAAATGTTTCAGGTCTGCCGTTGCGGATCCGGCTGTCCGGGACCATTCAGTGGGGAAAGGGACCAGTATTTGAATATGACCATGATCCGGGATATGTGACAGTCCCGAAATTTGATATTTATGATGGTCTGGAATTTGATATTTATGACAAAGTGGCCATTGAAGAAATCCGGGACAAATTGACAGATGACCAGTGGCTGCGGATCTATCTGCTGAAATATACTGATGCAAAGAATTTTATCTGGGAAACACATTTGCGTGAATGTCTAATGAAGGCCCTGGAAATAGGATGGCAGGGTGTGGAATACCGGTCCATCCCATACAGGCCAAAAGGGACCGTATATCTGGGTCTGGACATGGGCCATTCAGGCGAAGGTAAACAGCATTCAGTTTATAGGATGGATTTGATTGAAGTCATTGGTGATGTGGGCCTGTGGCTGAATGGAAAGGAATGGGAATCCACCACAGATCCGGATCTGATTATGAAGGAAGCTGCAGACTGGTGGGAATATTATCAGGTCAGTGCCGGATATGGTGATGCCCTGAAAGCAAATGACATTGCAATGCTGAATGATATGCTGTTTGAACGTGGTCTAATAGATATAGACCGGTCAGAATATCCGGAAAATAAGCCAGCAAATTGGGATAAATGGGCATTTTCACCAAAGTGGAACACAGGCAAATTCAAATATCTTACTGGTGGCATCACCAGGGTGAAGATTGAAAATCAGAAATTCATCATTCCATATTTTGACCGGAAGGATGACCGGCATATTGCAAAAATGGCTTTCAGATTAAGGCAGGCCCTGCTGAACATCCGGGAAGTGGTGGGCAATGGATCATATCCCATCCTGGAAGCTATAAAAAAGGAAATAGGTGATGACCCCTTTGATGCCATCAATATGGCCTGGGGATGTGCAAATGACAAGATGCTGCTGGAACCGGATCTGTCCATGCTGGGTGTCCAGGGTGGACAGATTGTGACATCAGCCATGGCAGCATCGGTGATGTCAGATCTGGACCGGGGAAATGAACGGTATTCAGATTTTATACATTAAAAATGAAGGGTGGTAATATGGACAGAAATATAATTGAAAACAATTTTACCTATCATCCACCAAAGGGTGGGCAGCCGGATAAATATGAAAGCATCAGGTCCATGGCAAAAAATCTGGCCATATTAATAGATAAATCATGTCCGGATTCCAGGGAAAAATCACTGGCCATGACAAAACTTGAAGAATCTGTGATGTGGGCAAATGCATCCATTTCCCGGAATGAATGATGATACAGACTGCAGGAAATTATAAGTTTAAATTTGTGTGGTGGAAGGAAGTGATCAATGCCATTCTTCATATTATCATAGGTGCAGCAGTGGCACACACATTTCTTCCATATCTGCCGGTCTGGCTGATTGTGATTCTTCTGCTGCTGGCCGGTGCCATCCGGGAATACTGGCAAAATCAGCGTGGCAAGATCCAGCCACTTTGGATGTCCGGCATCGATGCAATAACCATTGCCCTGGGTGGCCTTATATGGTGGGCATTAATAATGCATTTTCAGATAAATGTGGATTTTTTATAAACCATTTAATTTAACCAGAAAGGGGAAAGACCATGGAATTTGATCTTTTCACAATCATTGCAACAATCCTGGGATTTTTGGTGGCCACTTTCGGTGCCAAATGGGGATTGAAAAAAATCATCATGGGAACATCAAAATGGGCAAAGGCCCTGAATCCTGTGGCCAAAGAAATGGATCAGGCATTGACTGTCATTGGCCAGGCAGCAGAAGACGGTGATCTGACTGCAGAAGAATTAAAACAGGTATTCACAGAATCAAAGGATGTCTGGGATGCCATCAAAAATGTGGATGATCTGACAAAGGCAAAACAGGCAGCAGCCAATAAATAAAAAATAAAATTATGGCAGAACAGACAAACACCAAAAAGGATCCCAGGATATTCACCCAGGTGGGTCGGGCAGGATTTGACCTGCTGTATAAATATGGTATATCTGACAAGGAAAATCCTGATAAACTAATTTCATCCAAAGGGATGGAATATATTGAAAAAAAGGTGGAAAGGGACACCCATTTCACCAGTGTCCTGGCCACCAGAAGACAAAAGTTGATGAAAAAGGGATGGCGTGTGGATCCGGCATCCGATTCTGCCAGGGACATCCAGATTGCAGATTTTGTAAAAACACAGCTTAATGATATGCAGGGCAGTTTTGAAAATGATCTGGAAGCCATGCTGGATAAAATCAGCAAAGGATTCAGTCTGACTGAAATCAATTATATTCCATTGGTGCGTGGCAAATATCAGGGTAAGGTGGGCCTGGAATCACTTAGATTTAAACCAGCCAAATATTTCACATTCAAGTTTGATGATTTTGGCCGGTGGACCATCCGGCAATGGGATCCAAAGGAAACAGATCTGCCCACTTATAAATTTGTCCATGTCATCAATGGACCAAATGATGAAAATCCATATGGTGATTCCTATGGTGCAAAATCTGCCTTCTGGGTGTGGCTGAAAGAAAATGAAGCAAAATTCTGGGCCATCTTTTCTGAAAGATTTGGCATGCCACTGACCAGGGTGGAAATGCCCACAAAAGCCACCCAGGAAGAACAGGATAAGGTGGATGATATTTTAGAAGCTGTCAGAAGGGACACCGGGATCCGGGTCCCAAAGGGATTCATGGTGGATTTCCTGGAAGCACAAAGGTCCGGTGATGTGGCGTATGACAATTTTATTGAACGGTGCAACAAAGAAATAAGCAAAATAATAATCGGCCAGACACTGTCCAGTGAAGAAGGGAAAAGGGGCCAGGGATCTTATGCCCTGGGCCAGACACATGCCCAGACAATGGAAGATTATATTGCCTTTGATGCATTTGATATCAGCCAGGCTGTAAACAAACAAATCATAAAAAGGCTGGTGGATTATAATTTTCTAACAGATACATATCCGGTCTTCAAATTCCTGGGCATTGATATTGGTGCCCTGATATCATTATCACAGACCATTGCAAATCTGGTCAAGGCTGGAATGAAGATCCCTGTCCAGTGGGCACATGAATCCACAGGGATTCCGATGGCCACCGGTGATGTGGAAATATTAAAGCCAGTGCAGGAAAGTGGGGAACCATCCGGCCTGGACAAAAGAGCAG